CAGATAAGTCAATTGCTCCTACCTTATCATCAACAACCATCATTTGATTTGAACAGCCGCAGCACTGCACTTTTGTAGTACTATGCAGTTCTTTATTGCATACTTTGCATCTGGCGGATAACATTTTTTGACATTTAACCTTAAACAATTATGGGAAATACTGGATTCGAACCAGTGACTTATTGCTTGTAAGGCAACCACTCTACCGCTGAGTTAATCTCCCGAGCTCCTGTTCCTGGGATCGAACCAGGGACCAACGAATTAACAGTTCGCCGCTCTACCTCTGAGCTAAACAGGATCGTGTTGTTGTAGAATATATTCTACAGTATTGGCAACATCGTTCATAGCATCTCTCAAGTAAGGTCTTTGACCTGACTCTTGTCTGAGAATTGGGCGGCGGTCATCAGTAAGTGTCCAACGCCATTGACTCATATGTTGACAATACCATAAATTAATTTTCATGAAACCTCAAATTGAGGAAGCGGAGTATCGGATTCGAACCGACGACATCTAACTTGGAAGGATAGCGTTCTACCACTGAACTAACTCCGCAAGGCGACTCAGGTTGGGGTCGAACCAACGACCGACTGCTTAGAAGGCAGTTGCTCTATCCACTGAGCTACTGAGTCATGAGTTGTGCTCTCGTCTTGAGCACCTTGTTATTATAACCTGTTTTTAGTCTCCTGTCAACGGCCCACAGACGACGATAAGAACTGTGTCATGCACCATCTACCCAAACCTTTCATTCTGTCCTCTTCTTTCATTTCAATTTTATCAACAGCGTGCCAAATCATAGATGGAAAAATAATCACTCTATTGTTTTTTACTTCAATCTCAATATCATAATCAGTGAAGTGAAAATTTCCGCCAGAGAATTTCTTCTCCTCCCCTTTATGTAGCCAAGTTAGAATTGTGACTAAACCACTGTCTTGATGTGGTTTATAATAATCTCCATTCTCGTAATAAGATAGTAAAGTGAAATCTAAATCAGCATACATTTCATGGAAGAACCAACTTGGATTGTCTTTTATGACAGGGAGTTTTAAAATTTTCCTATTGATGGAGAGAATGTTTGAAATGATTCTCTTATCCCTATAAAGTTCATCAAGTTGCAAACCATTATTCTTCTTCAATGCATTTCCATGCATATCTAATGCAGGAAAAGTTTTATCTGACGGATCTAATTTTTCTGGATAAGAATAGAAATCAAGTTCCTGCCATATACCATCTAATTCTTTCTGATCATAAAAATCATCAATTAGAGTATATGGAAAAGGATCCGTAACGTACTTTACATTCATAATTTATAATGGTCTAAGCCCCCGACAAGATTCGAACTTGCGACCAGCGGTTTACAAAACCGCTGCTCTACCACTGAGCTACAGAGGCATAAGGGGTATTACCCCCCATTTTTTTCAGCGTCTTTCTGAAACTTTGCAAGACCTTCTCTAGTGAGAACATGGTCATACATCTTATCAAATACCTCAATAGGCATAGTAACAATGTCTGCACCAGCAGCAAACAATTCAGATACTTGAGAAACGCTACGAACAGAAGCAGCTAAGATCTGAGTAGATACCATATGCTCACGATAAACCTTAGCAATATCAGCAACTAACTTTACACCATCGTAAGAATTATCGTCTGTACGTCCCACAAAAGGAGAAACATAAGTAGCACCTGCTTTAGCAGCAAGAATTGCTTGCGCTACAGAGAAAACAAGAGTAACGTTAGTCTTTTGACCTCTTTCTTTCAACTCTCTACAAACAATAAGTCCTTCTTTTGTACATGGTAATTTTGTAGTAATTGCAGAATGAGCTCTGTAATCCATTGCCTCATTTAGCATTGCACCAGGATCATGACAGGCACTTGGATGAACTTCAATAGAAACACTTTCAAGTTCGGAGCAACCATCTGTAATATTTAAGATGACATCAAGAGCATTTTTATATGGAGTCTTTGCAATCAAAGACGGATTTGTTGTCACTCCATCAATCAGTCCAGTCGCATATCTTTTAATAATTGCTATGGAGTCAGCAGAATCAAGAAAAATCTTCACTGTAAAATAACCTCTCTTAAATTATATATCATACATAAATGATCTCATGATCAGCATCAGATTCTACCAACCATTCTCTGAATTCTTCAAACAGATCACTGGCTTCCTGATACTTTTCTTCGGCAAGTAATTGATCTACTCTTTCTTTTGCCCACTCATAAGTATCAGCAACCACTAACTCCAAAGGATCCATAATCTTTACGCATATAGCGTCCGAGAATGTTACTATTATAGTATCTCGGGAATCCTGTGTCAAGAGATTCGACTAATACATCGTTAAGGAAAAGTTGTTTCGTCTCCTCATAGTTACACTGGCCTTTCGTTAAATGAAGACTCAAGATCTCACGAGTAAAAGAGTCTTTACCAAAGATCTTGATGTCTTCTTTTAGTTCTGGACATGAACCATAGTATTTTTTCCAGTCAGATTCCTGCTTTACCTTCCTACTTTTTCCAGGAGGTTTTCGGAAAGACCAAAAATACTTTCGACCAATGTAACGTCTTGAGTTTGACTTATTGGTAATGAGATAAACAAAACCAAAGTAGTCCCCAATATCGTCAGTGTTAAACACTGCGCCATTATATATCCAAGGATTTGGATAATCAGTCTGTGATAATGCTGTCGATGACATCTCTAATTAACTCAGGATCACTTTCTACATAAACAGAAGCAGCCTCTGTAAGGTCTGCACAATGTCCTGTTTCAACTAGGTAAGCCATGAAGAGCATTCTTTGCTCAGCAAAGCGCAGAACGTCTTGTAAGAACTCCTGAGGAGCGCCTGCAAGGAACTCAGATGCTTCCTGAACGCTCTGTACCTGACCTTCACTGATCAGATAGTCTGCCATGATCTCAAAGTTATTGAACATGGGTTGACCACCCTTCTTAGGGACTGTACCCTTTTCTCTCATGGCGTCACGGCCGCCTTCAGCACGTTCAGCAGAAGAAGCACCAGGACGGAATTTACCCATCGCTAAGCGGCGGGCCTTGCTGGAGGGACTCTTTTTATCCTTTGCTGCTTGGATTGCATCACGGCGGGCCTGCTCACGAGCAGCACCTTTGAAGTCGATACCTTCTTCGACTTCTTTCTTTTTACCCTTTTCTTTTTTATCTTCAGATTCTTCATCCTCAGATTCTTTCTCTTCAGATTCCTTTTCCTCCTTTTCACCAGCATCATGCTTCTTATCAGCATCAGATTTCTCCCAATCCTTGAGAGACATCTTATGCTTTTTAGCAAGTTTTTTATCTTCTTCTTTATCTTCCTTGCTACCTTCCCACTCTTCTTCCTCCTTACGAGGATTTTTCATTTCCATATACAACTTCGTCAAATCACGAAGTTGATCCATTCCTCTATAAAGATCCATTTGAAGTGAAAAAACCTATACGAAGGTATTTATAGTTTAAAGTCACTAAACATAGAAGAACTAACATCTTGTTTGATGCCGCCAACAATATAAGATTCAACCTCCGTCTCTTGAGGGGCAACTTGGAGACCCTTAGAAGATAACCAATGTTCAGTCCAGGGAAGGGGATTGTTCTTTGCCGAAATATCATAGATTGGCTTCAAACCAACAGTTTTCATGCGGCGATTAGCAATCCACTCAACATACATCCCAAGAAGTTTATCGTTGAGACCAATCATAGAACCATCTTTAAACAAATAGTCTGCCCATGCTTTCTCCTGACTTACGCAGTTTTGGAACTGTTCAATGAACCAAGGTTCTTGTTCCTTAGCAATCTTCTTCATGTCAGGATCGTCACCCTCCTTCCACTTGTTCAGGATATTCTGAGTGAGAACCAAATGCTGAGATTCATCACGAGCAATCAGTGAGATGATCTTTGCACTTCCCTCCATAAGTTTAAGTTCACCGAAGGCGAAACTGCAGGCAAAAGACACATAGAAACGAATGCCTTCCAGAATATTGACATTGGCAACTGCTCTATAAAGTTTAGTTTTGAGATCATAGAGAGTCTCTTTTGCTGACGGAACTTGTTCCAAAACATGAATCCAATCATTTGAGTTTCCATAACTCTGAGCAGCTTGAATAAACTCATCATATCCAGATGTTACACTGGCTGCTCTTTCCATAATGTTCTTGTCGAACAAAATGGTATCAAAAATCTCTCCTGGATTGGAGTACACATTCTTGATAATGTAAGTGTATGAGCGGGAGTGAATCATCTCCATGAATCCCCATACAGTCATGGCAGATTCAAGTTCGGGAAGAGAGCAATACGGAATAAACGCCATACCAGGACCACGGCCCTGAACAGAATCCAACATGATCTGATACTTCAGGTTAGATGTATAGATGTGCTTCTGCTCTGCACTGAGAGCATGATAGTCACCCCTATCTTTTTGAAGAGAGACCTCTTCAGGTCTCCAGAAGTATCCAAGTTGCTGTGTAGTCAGTCTATCAAAGATAGGATATTTAAAATCATCATACCTTTGAAGACCCAGTGGTTTACCAAAGAACATTGGTTGTTTGGTAGTGTCAGCGGCCTCCGTGTTTAGAACAGTCATGCCACTAATTTTTTGGTCTGCTTCGGCGGTGATTTTAAATTTTACATGATTCACAGTCGTCTTCCTCCGTGTCTTCGATGAGCGATATGATGGACTCTAATTCTTCTTTTTTACTTTCTAAATCATCGGATTTTAGGTCATGAGTATTTTGGTAGTAACTCGTCTTCCATCCCAACTTGTAAGTTGTAAGAAGATCTTGGGCCATCACAGAGACAGGAACTTCATTGTTAGGGTAATTCTCTGGATTATAACTCCAGTTTCCACTAATTGCCTGATCGAAGAATTTCTGAATAACTGCGATTACTTCAATATATCCCTTATTCGACGGCATATCCCAAAGAAGCGTGTAGTTATTCTTGAGGGTATGATACTGAGGAACAATTTGTTTGAGTGGTCCTTTCTTCGACTTCTTAACGGACAGGTAGTCTCTAGGAGGTTCGATTCCGTTTGTGGCATTTGACACAACGGAACTGCTTTCCGATGGCATCTGTGCGGACAGTGTGCTGTGTCGCAGACCGTGCTCCAAGATAGATGCTCTAAGACTTT